TACTATATCCGGTACTTCCACTGCTTCAACATTCAGTGGAGATTTAAATGGTACCATTAATACTGCTACAACAGCTACAACACAAACAGCAGGAACAAATAATACAACAGTAGCTACTACAGCATTTGCTAATGTAGCTGCAGATAATGCAGCAGTTGCACTGGCTATTGCGTTAGGATAATAAAACACTTGACAAAAAATACCAAGTATGGTATAATTAGTGTACATTCGGAGTAAAAAATGGCTAACTCATTTAAATCAGAAACAGATACAGCTATAGGCACATCACCTGCCACTATCTATACCTGTCCTTCAGCTACGCAAACAACCATTATTGGTCTTACTTGTGCTAACATTGTAACAAGTCAGATTGAAATTGATGTACAGCTAGATGCAAGTACACGTACAAGTGGTGCAGAGGATAGTGTCTATATTATTAAGGATGCCCCTATTCCTGTAGGTTCATCTTTAGTGGTTGTAGGTGGTGAACAGAAGATTGTTATGGAACCCGGCGATACTATTAAGATTACTAGTAATACTGCCTCATCTGCTGACGTTGCTATGTCAATTCTTGAGATCACGTAAGGAATAATCTATGGGCTATATTGGCGCAGGACCAACACGATTTAATACGGCAGATGAACTGACTGTAACAGGTGATGCTGAATTTAACGGTAATCTGACCGTTAAAGGAACTCACATTACTCTGGACAGTGCTACTGTACAAACCGTTGACTTAGGCGATAATGACAAAATTCGCTTGGGTGATGGCGATGATTTGCAGATTTATCACGATGGCACAAAAAGCGTTATTGCAGATGTTACAGGCGCAGGTAACTTCCACATTAGAGGTTCTAATGTGTTGTATATCCAAAGCGATGATGGTGGGGAAAACTATGCCGTCTTTAATGACAATGGTTCTGCTAGTCTTTACTATGACAACTCAGCCAAACTCGCCACCACCTCCACAGGCGTTGACGTAACTGGCACTGTGCAAGGTGACGGATTAGTTATTGATGGTGCAACTGTACTCAATGGTAATGCAACCATTGACCAAGGCGCACTCAGTGGAAACACTTTAAGTTTGGATAGAACAGGTGCGGATGGAACACTTGGTTTCTTTAATAGCGGAACACAAACTGCCTTAATTTCAGGGGTTTCGGGCGGTGGCATAAACGCATATGTAGGCTCTACACCAAGCCTTGCGATGACCATCGACAGCAGCGGCAACGTGGGCATTGGTGTCACCCCTTTTGCAAACAACATTGGCAAGGGCTTAGACATTGCTAGCGGTGCTGGTATGTTTGGTTCTTCAAACAGCAATTACTTAACCGGCAATCTTTATTACAGCAGCGGTTGGAAATACAAAGCAAGTGCCGGTGGTGCTTTGGTACTTCTAGATTCGGCTAGTTCTATTAAGTTCTTTACCGCAGCTAGCGGAACTGCCGGTGGTGCTGCAACTCTTGACGAACGTATGCGCATCGACAGCAGCGGCAATCTGCTGTTGGGGACTGCGTTTAGTGGCTTTAACTCAAGACAAACGACACGTTTTGAATCCAGTGGCGTTGTGGTTGGTCACACATTTTGGAATGGCGGCGGGTCAGGGCAGAAATTTATAGAGTTTGTTAGCAGCGGTGGCGGTAGTATTGGAAGTATTACTCAAAGTGGTGCTTCATCAACTGCTTACAACACCTCTTCCGACTATCGCCTTAAAGAAAACGTAACGGCAGACTGGGATGCAACCACACGCCTCAAGCAACTGAACCCTGTTCGCTTTAACTTTATTTCTGACGCAGATACCACTGTCGATGGCTTCCTTGCACACGAGGTGCAGGACGTTGTTCCAGAGGCTATCAGCGGCACAAAAGACGGTATGATGGACGAGGAATACACCGTCAGCGCAGCCACAGGTGACATCTACACGCCAGCTATTGAGGCTGTACTTGACGAAGATGGCGTTGAACTGACAGCGGCAACAGATGAAGTCATCCACAGCGCAGACGTTGAGCGTCCAGAAGAACTAGCGGAAGGCCAGCAATGGCGTGAAACCACAGCGGCTGTTATGGGTACACGGTCTGTGCCGGATTATCAGGGCATCGACCAGTCTAAGCTAGTACCGTTGCTGGTGAAGACCATACAAGAATTAGAAGCCCGTATTGCGGCATTGGAGACTGCATAATGGCATATCTAGGTAAAACACCATCACAAGCTGTACGCAATCGCTATTACTACACTGCAACTGGTGGTGAGACATCTCTGTCCGGGGCAGATGATAATAGCAATGTGTTGATATTTGCTGATGGTAACTATGTAGATGTTGCACTAAACGGTGTTACACTTGTAGCTGGCACTGACTACAACACCACCACTGCTAACACTATCGCTGGCCTTACTGCGCTTGTTGCAAGTGATGTAGTTGAGGTTATTGTGTATGACACGTTTAGTGTGTTCAGCGGGAATGTCAACGGTGACTTTACTGTAGGTGGTACACTTACTGCTGCATCTTACAGCGGCTTGCCTACGACTACACTGACTAGTTTGGGTATTCCTAACCACGATGACATCACGGTTGATGCGGCAGGCAACGTCTTAATTGGCGATTCTGCACCACAAATCACAAGCAAACTAACTGTCAGCGGTAATGGCAGTGCAGATACTGGCACTTTTATGTACGATGGGAGTGCGGGAACATACTTTGATATCAATACAAATGCTGCGAATGGTACTGTTGACTTAGAAGCAAATGCTAGAACCGGAGCTTTCCCGCCATTAACCTTTAAAACTGGCGGCACAGAAGTCGGACGCTGGGATGCAAGTGGCAATCTGTTGGTGGGCAAGACGAGTTATGGCTCTGTACTTGGCACAGGTAGTCAATTGGGGGCTGGTGGAACTGCTATTTTTACCGCTTCATCTGATGCCCCCGCTTTATCTAAGCCGAACTACATCAGATGGAACCATTGTTGACCTCCGCAAAGACGGCAATTTGGTGGGGTCGATTGCTACAAAGTCTGATGACTTAAATATTTTTTCTTCTACGTCAAATCACACAGGATTGAGATTTGCTCTTAATGCAGTGTTGCCAACAAATAACTCGGGCAACGTAGTAGATAACCAAGTTGATTTAGGTAAGGCTAGCGCAAATTACCGCTTCAAAGACCTCTACCTCTCCGGCGGTGTCTACCTTGGCGGCACTGGTTCAGCGAACTATCTGGATGATTATGAGGAGGGGACTTTTACTCCCACGCTTGATGCGGCTTTTTATTCTGGCACTCTTACAATTGCAGGTTTTTACAGAAAAGTAGGTAGTAAGGTTTTTGTTATTGTTCATGTAAGGGGAACAACTAGCGTTAATATGACCACTTCTGGAACCTCACGCATTAGCGGTATGCCCTTTGTTATGGAGAATATAGGGCCAATAGGTGGCTATTACACAGCAAGTTGGTCAAATTCGTATTCTGGCGGAGGATTTCTTAATGCGATGGCTGGCTATGGGCATCTATACTCTGGGCAAACAATTAATATGGGGTCAAACCAAGTTTTGGCTGTCTGTGCTACTTACTTCACGACAGCATAAACCATACCGTCACTAGATGTGGCGGCAGACAGTCCATCCATAGGAGATAAAAATGGCACTAACAGAAGAAACAATCCAAGACAAAATCGAAATCGTAGGTGACTACAAGCACGTTCAAGTACGCACCGCAACAGTCATCAAGCGTGATGGCGTTGAGATTAGCCGTAGCTTTTCACGGCACGTTGTAGCACCTGACGCTGACATCACTGGCGAAAGCGCAGAGGTGCAAGCTATCTGTGCGGCTGTGCATACACAAGACAGTCAAGGATGCCTATGCTGCACACTTGGCAGCGCAAGCAGCGGAGATGGCCCCTGTTGTTGAGGGAGAATAGATATGACTAGAGCAAGAGAACTTGCAGACCAGCATAAGACCCTTGACGTAGACGGCGGCACAATCAAGCTGGACGGTAATTATCCTACTGGTACTAATAACGTGGCTTTGGGTGACCAAGCCCTTGATGATGGTTCTTTGACTGGGGGCAGCAATGTTGCCGTTGGTACGCAAGCATTAACTGTAAACTCAACGGGCGCACAAAATGTTTCCGTAGGCCGTAGAGCGTTGTACTTGAATACAACAGGTGACGATAACATTGCTGTTGGCGCAATTGCGTTAGACGCAAACACTTCTGGTCAAAGAAATGTTGGCATCGGCAGTGGCGCACTTGGCGCAAATACTACCGCAAACAACAACACTGCCGTAGGTTATGTAGCACTTAGCGCAAATATCACTGGTACAAACAATACTGCTAATGGGACTGAAGCACTTCGTGAAAATACCACTGGCAATTTTAACACCGCTACAGGCAAAGACGCACTTCTTTCCAACACCACAGGCTCTAGCAACGCTGCTGTTGGTTATCAAGCACTTGTTAACAACACCACCGCAAACAACAACACTGCCGTGGGTTATCAGTCGCTGTATGCAAATACTACAGGTGCTTCTAATACCGGCATCGGAATTTATACTTTAGCTCAAAATACTACAGGAGCAAGTAATTTTGCGGGGGGCTATAACGCTTTAGGCGCAAATACAACTGGGGGGTCTAATGTTGGTATAGGTTTTCGTACCTTGCAAGCTAATACCACCGCTAACAACAACAATGCGTTAGGTGCATATGCGCTTTTTACTAATACCACAGGCTCTGAAAACATAGCTATCGGTAGGTCAGCCCTAGAAGCAAACTCAAGTGGCACAGGCAACGTGGCAATTGGTCACAGTGCTTTGGATGAAAACACCACCGCAAACAACAACACAGCAGTTGGTTATCATGCCCTTTATGCAAATACCACTGGGGCAGAAAACACTTCCGTGGGTATGCAGTCGCTTGACGCAAACACATCTGGCGCAAGCAATACGGCTGTCGGTGTTAATGCACTTACCTCAAACACCACTGCTAGTAGCAACACGGCAGTTGGCAGAGATGCGTTGCAGACTAATAGTACAGGAGCGAGTAATACGGCTATAGGAAAATCTGCTCTAAACAGCAACACTACAGGTCAATACAACACTGCTGTTGGTTCTCTGGCATTGGATGCAAACACATCTTCTGACTTCAGCACTGCTGTAGGGTACAGTTCTTTAGGTTCTAGTACTGGCGATAGTAACACGGGTATAGGCTATGCAGCTATGTCATTAAATACCACTGGCACAGATAACGTAGCAGTTGGTCGGCAGGCGTTACGTTCCAACACCACCGCAGGCAACAACACGGCAGTGGGATATCTGGCTCTTTATAGTAACCAAACTGGTAGTAGCAATGTGGCAATAGGTGCTGAAGCTGCGTATAGTTCAACATCTACTTATGTTACTGCTGTAGGGAGAACTACTGCTTATAATACCACAACAGGAAACATTTGTGCGGTTGGATATCAAGCCGGATTTTCAAACACTACCGGAACAGGAAATACTGCTGTAGGTCGTTACCGGCCTTTATATTACAACACAACAGGTTCTTCAAATACCGCTATAGGTGACCAAGCACTGTTTAACAATACTACGGCAACCCGCAACGCTGCCGTAGGTTATCAGGCTGGGTATGGTAACACCACTGGCTATGGCGGTGTATTTGTAGGGTATAAAGCTGGATACGCTTCAGCAACTTCCAACTTGAATACTATGGTTGGTGATAATGCTGGTGTAGACACAACTGGCGCACAGAATACATTTATTGGTCAAGGTGCTGGTGCCTCAACTACTACTGGCGCAAAGAACACCATCATTGGTCGCTATGATGGCAACCAAGGCGGCCTAGACATCCGCACATCCAACAACAACATCGTGCTGTCGGATGGCGATGGTAATCCTAGGGCAAGATGGGAGTCTAATGGAAAATTGGCTCTTGGGTACTCAATGTCTCAAGACAATGGACACGCCGTAGTTGTTCACGCTCAAGCTGGCGAAGGCGCACTTAGAATAAATGGCGGGTCAACAAACGGCTATTGGGCTATGACTGTTGCTAACCCATCTACCAATACTTATGGAATTAATTTTCTTAGTAATAATGTCGGTGTTGGTAATATAAGAATTAATGCTTCATCTACATCCTACAACACCTCATCAGACTACCGCTTAAAGCAAAATGTAGTTGACCTAACTGGTGCAGCAGACCGTGTGCAACAGCTTTTACCAAAGCGGTTTAACTTCATTGCAGATGCCGACAAAACAGTTGATGGTTTCCTTGCTCACGAGGTTGCTGATATTGTGCCAGAAGCTATTAGCGGCGAGAAGGATGCAGTTGATGCAGATGGAAACCCTGCCTATCAAGGCATAGACCAAAGCAAACTTGTACCACTGTTAACCGCAGCGTTGCAGGAAGCACTAACAAAGATTGACCAATTGGAAACACGCATAGAAGCACTGGAGGCTAACTAATGGACGAACTAACAGCAGAACAAATCGCACAGCACTATGACGCAATGGGTCACAGCGTTGACCTCATCAATGCTATCATTGCTGGTGAGGCTATGGCAGACGATGATGCCGCAGATAAGCAGGACTGTGTTGACAGGAATGTTGAACATCTGGAGATTATGGTTGCTAAAGACTTCTGGGGTTCAGAAGATATGACTGCGGCTAATGCAGCTATTGCTGCTGGTCAAGGGTATACAGCGTAGTCATGGAAATGACCAGCTTGATTGATATGCTTATTGGCTTAGTCGTAGCTGGTGGTGCATGGTGGGCTAATGGCATGACCCGTGAACAGAAGCGGTTAGAGATACTGTTGAATAAGACACGTGAAGACTATGCTACTCGTGCAGACATGAAGGACGATATGCGCCGTGTAATGGAAGCACTGCATCGTGTAGAAGATAAGTTAGATAAAGTATTAAGCAGGGAACTGTAATCAATGGCAATGTTTAAAGCATTTAAACCTGCAGCAATGAATAAGATTGCACAGGCAATGGGTTATCAAGGTGACATGAACCAGTTTCAGCAGTTCATTGAAGGAGACCCTGCCCGTCAACAACAGATGAATATGTATACTAATGCTGCACAGAAGATGGCTAAAGGTGGTATGGCACGTAAAAAGTTTCAAGAGGGTGGTGATGCTGGTGGTGATGAAGGTGAAGGTCCGTTTAATCTTGGTGATTGGAAAAGTACTGATGTAAACAAACAGCCCGGATATTACTGGCATATGAGTCAGCGTGGAGAAGGCGGTGACCAAGTATTGGTTCGTATAGGTTCAAAGCAAGACACCTCCAGAGCCAGAATGTTAGCAAGTAAAGATAATCCCGGCTGGAATCAAGGTTTAGAAGAATACATTAATAAGTTAGCACCAAAACCTTATGATGTTCGTGTGGCTGAGTATGGAACACAACAAGCTGCAGATACACAACAAGCTGCAGATACACAACCTGCTACAGATACACAGTCTGCTGCAGACGCACAAGCTGCTGCACAAGCACAGGCAGCTGCTGCTCAACAGCAACAATACTCACAACAAGTTGCTGCTCAGATGCAAAATAGGATGGATGGTAGGTACGTGCCTGATGGGTCGCAAAATCTCATCGTTGGCAACCCTCCCGCAATAATTCCAAATGACCCGCTTAATCCAGAGTTGGATGGTAGGTACGTGTCTGATGGGCCGCAAAATCTCATCGTTGGTCATCTGCCCGCAACAATTCCAACTATCTATCAAGCACCATACCTATCAGGTACTAGATTTACACCTGTAGGTCAATACGTGCAAGACCCTACTACTGGACAGCCTGTAGCGCAAGCATATAATCCCCTTAATCAAGGGTATGGTGCAGCGGCAGTTAACTTCCAACAACAGATACAGGGTGGTTATGGTACACCTGAAGTACAGAACACTACATTAACACAAAACAAAGGTGGTTATATTGAACCACAAAAGTTTGCAGTAGGCGGTACTGTGACTAACCCATCTGGCACACAGGCTGCTACACCTACAGTAACTACACCTACTCAACCTGTTACTAATGCTGCTGGTCAGATTACTACACCCGGTGTAGCACAATATAGTGTCGAGCAAATGTATACCCCCGGTGTACCTGTAGGTGGCACCACAATCGCTGCACAAACGGCACAGACAGCCCAGCAAGACATTGCTGCTGGTACAGGTGCCTTGACAGGTCAAGTGGCTGTCCCTACGGCTCTAGCAACTACTTCACAAGCACAGCAAATTACCCCTACACAAGCTAATGTAATGCAAGCTACACAGGCAGCACCTGCAGTGGATGCAGCTATGACTGCTACTCAAGCGGCACAAGCTAATCCTCAAGACCCTCGTGCGCAAATTACTGCAGCACAGCAAACTGCTTCTTCTGTGGGTAATCTACAGGCTGCGCAAGGTCAAGCCCAGCTTATTAACAATCCAGTACAGCGTCAGATACAAGCCGGTGAATTAGTAACAGGCACAGGTGTAGATGCTACACTAGCTGCACAGGCGACTGCGCAGACACAGGCTGCTGCTGCACAGGCTAACCCTAGTCAGCAAGCAATGGTACAGGATCAGCTATCTGGTTTAATGAATCAGTTTGTTGGTGGTGCTACACCAGCATGGGCATCAGGTGCTATCCGTACTGCTAATGCACAGATGGCTGCACGTGGTTTGAGTGCATCATCTATTGCTGGTCAGGCAATTGTACAGGCAGCTATGGAATCAGCCTTACCTATTGCACAGGCAGATGCACAAACAATTGCTAGCTTTGAAGCGCAGAACTTATCTAATCGCCAGCAATCTGCTATGATGGCTGCAGAACAACGTGCTAAGTTCTTAGGTCAAGAGTTTGACCAAGCCTTTCAAACTAAGGTACAAAATGCAGCCCGTGTTGCTGATGTTGCTAATCAGAACTTTACTGCAGAACAACAAGTACAGTTAGAGAATAGCCGTGTAGCTAACACAATGAATCTACAGAACCTGTCTAATAATCAGGCTCTTGTAATGTCAGAGGCTGCTGCACTAGCACAGCTAGATGTATCTAGCCTCAATAATCGTCAGCAAACTGCAGTACAAAATGCGCAGAACTTCTTGTCTGTTGACATGGCTAACTTGTCTAATCAACAACAAACTGAATTGTTTAAATCACAACAGCGTGTACAGTCTTTGTTTACAGATCAAGCTGCTACCAATGCTGCTGCACAGTTCAATGCATCTAGTCAGAATCAGACAGACCAGTTCTTTGCTAATCTTGGTAGCCAAGTATCTCAGTTTAACGCTACCCAGCAAAATGCGCAGGCACAGTTTAATGCAGGTCAGACTAATACCGTATCACGTTTTAATGCTGAATTAAATAACCAGCGTGACCAGTTTAATGCACAGAACCAGATGGTGATTGCACAGTCTAATGCACAGTGGCGTAGGCAGATTGCAACTGCAGATACTGCAGCAGTTAATCGTGCCAATGAACTTAACGCTAATGCTATCTTAGATATCAGCAAACAAGCCTATTCTAACTTGTGGAACTACTATTCAGATACAATGGAATGGGCATGGACTTCTGCTGAAAATCAAATTGATCGTAACAATGCCCTAGCTATTGCAGAGTTAGATGCTAAAGCACGTACGGATATTGCTTCAGAACAATCTTCTAGCGCAGCAGGTAACGCTATCGGTAGTCTTATTGGTACACTAGGCAGTGCTTGGATTATGTGTTGGGTAGCACGTGAAGTATATGGTAACAATGATATGCGTTGGTTTATCTTCCGTACTTGGTTAAAGTATGATGCACCTAAGTGGTTTAGTAATATGTACTTGACGCATGGTGAAAAGTATGCTAAGTTTATCAGTAATAAACCATTACTTAAATGGTGTACTAAACAACTAATGGATGTAGTAGTTGAACGTAAAAGGAAAGCACATAATGTCCAGACAGTATAATCCAGCTATTGTTGCATATAAAAACTTACAACTACAGGAAAATAAACCTGAAGTTAAACAAGAAGCAAGGGGATTACTTTCCCCAAAAAATATAAAAGAAGATAGTAATCGTGAGTCAGCAAGCGATCAGCCTATGGCACGTATTGCAAAACACGTAGCTGATATTCGCAACCGTAGGATGAATAAAAATGGCGATTGAAACAACTCCATCTTTTGATGCACCTATTCCCGGTATGTCTCTTACTGCAGAACTAGGCGGTAGACCGTGGCAAACACCAGCACAGTATACTACTGTTGATGAAGCAGTACAATACTATATGGATCGTATGACTAGTGAAGAGTTTATGGATCAAGTCATTGATGTTATTGAGATGGGTGTTCCTCTTACTAGTATTGCTAATACCATTCAGCTAGCAAGTGTTATGGAAGGTCTTCATAGTGTTGATGTAGGTGTGATGGTTACGCCTGTGCTTGTAGAGATGATGATGTTCATGGCAGAAAGTGCTGATGTAGAGTATGTTAGTGGCCTAGACAATCCTGAAAAGGGAAAGATTAGCAAAGCTAAAATGGCTAAGATACTACAAGAACTTGAACGTGAAGTAGGTGAGTTAGACGAACCTGAAACTACTGAAGAACTTAAAGCTGAAGAGTCAGATGATGAAGAAGAAATGCCTAAAGGCTTAATGGCACGGAGAAAGTAATGGGATTTGGTTCAGGTTTTGTAACAGGATTAGCTAGTTCATTTGATAAGGCACTTCAAATGGATATGAAGCGTAATCAAGATCGCTTGTCTAAAGCTGAGACATACATGATGGCTCGTCAGCAACAGAAACTAGAAACTGCAGAAGCTGATGAACGTGAATTAAAGAAGAGTCTTAAAGAACTTGCTGCCTTTACTGGTAGTAATAACCGGGCATTAATGGCTGCAGAAGGGGCCGGTGGAACAGCAGAAGGTATTAATCGTTTGCTTGATACACTGCGTGAAGAGCGGTCAAAGGTTAAAGACTTTGACATCAAAAAGGTGATTGATTTTAGTGGTGAAGAAACACTGGGTGATGAACGTGCCTTTACCGATCTAGTAAAACGGTTTGGTCCTCGTATTGCTGAGACTACTATGCCAGAAGGTTTTGATGACACACGTGGCTTGATGGGTAAGCTAGGCTTTGATATTAAACGTGATGTTGCGGGTGATGTAGAAAGCACATTACAGATACCAGAAAGATTCCGTGCAGCAGAAGATGATTCAGTTGTACCTCGTGCTAGAATTAACTATGGTGCTATGACTAAAGCTATTGAATATGAAAAGTCAATGGAAGAAAAAGCACCTAGTGGGTTTGATGCTGCTCATATGCAGTTGCTACAAAAAATGGAAACTGCAGAAGGTGACGAACTAACAGCATTGCAAGGACAACAAGATGAACTGATTGCACTAGAAGCTAAACGTAAGAAAGCGTTGGCTGCTGCTACAGGAAAGAAAGCAGAGGATAGTGTATTTAGTAAATCATCTGTTGACAGTGTGTGGAAAAATGCTTTCAAGCGTACTCTTGAGCCAGCAGGTGTGGTTAAATCTGTAGGCGATGAGATTGAGTTTGCTCTTGAAGGTAGCGAAGGTCAGTACTTTCAAGGTGCGTCACAAGCAATTAATAATGTAGAAAAAATATATAGCCCTCTTGAAGACGATATTATGACACGCCGTATTGCCCAAGAAAAAGTTACATTCAATGGTGAGTTTGATAGTTATGTAGCAAAGCAACAGGATAAGCACAGGACAAAGGATGACCCCAAATATTCACCTGCTACGGATACAGCGGCACTGATTAATGCAAGACCTAATATGTCTGCGAAAGAAGCCTTACGTGATGCTGCACGAGCAGGTGATATTGCAGTAGGTGAGGTTGTAGAAATCGAACGTGATGGTGTAATCAATTACGTGGTATGGACAGGAACATCATTCACAGGAAAGTACTAATATAAAATGGATGCATTAGATAAACTTTTTGCAGAAGACACCGATGGCAGTAGCGTTACACAACCTACTGCCGTTGATGCTTTAGACGCAGACACACAAACACAACCAGCTAGTGTTGACGCACTGGACTCAATATTCAGTGGCACTTCTACATCTACCGTTGGTCCAATTAAAACAACAGTAGATGCTGTAGCAGTAGATGATGTGCCAGAAGTAAGTTCAAATAATGATGACGCAATGATACGTGAATATCTATCTAGTAATGATCCATACTATACTGAGTCTTATCTACGTAGTTTAAACACGGAAAAGCTGTCAGAGGTTTTGTACGAAGAAGATGCCGACTTAGTTAATCGTCACTACAAACTACCGACAGACCCATTAACACAAGAAGATATAGCTGAGATATCAGATGGTGCTGAGTTAGTTGCTGTCGATGAGACACTACGTATGAAAGCCCGTAGCGGTTTGACTGATGCATTGCTTGCTTCTGGTATTACTAAAGACAGAAAAACTGCCCTGTCAATGGCAGATGACTTTGTAGGCAATCCAGATGCTAACAGTATCCTTGAAAGTCTTGGGGGTGCAGACATAACACCTGTAGGTGCCGTGTTTGCATTAGAAGAAGCCGTGCGTGAAATGCAGAAACTTAGCGAGAATGATGCAGATGCTGCCTCTTATATACTGCCGGGCCTTGATGCTGCTCTGTCAGTTCTTGAAGGTGCGTTGATAACTAAACCATTAGCCAAAGGTATTAAAGGCGTTATCACAGGCACACGTAATGTTAAGACTATAGATGATATAGTAGAACAGTCGGAAAAGGCCAAGGTAATTGCGGAACAAGAAACACGGGATAAGTATTTTAATGCCCGTATGAATATTAGTGTGGCACGTGGGGCTACAGCAGAAGATATTGCAGAAAAAACTAAAGCTGCAGAAGAAGTTGTAGCTGCTAACAGAGACATCAAGAATGAATTTATCCAAGAGTTTCAAGACACGACTGGTAAAACAATATCTGTTGCAGATGAAAGCGGTAACTTAAACCTAGACCCTGACTTAGCACGTCAAGCTGGCGAAGATACACTAGAAGAAATAACACAAGCTAATAAAGGAACAGTACGTGAGTTCCTTCGTGGTGAAGTGAGTCAGACGGACGCTGCTCTTTTAGCTACTGGAAAGGACACACTAACTAAACCAGTACTACGAGCAGACAAGCTAGATGGTATAGTTGCCGCAGCAGCAGATTTAAAGAAACAATATCCAGATGCATTTGCCCCAAGAACTTGGGAGTTTGGACCCAAGAAGGGAAAGAAGTATACTGTAATTGACAACCTGTTTGAGTTGACAGTGAACAAAGAACTGGTTGCTGGAGATGAACTGCTAGACACACTCAGTAAATACAATGTGTCCTTTGAAGATTACGTTCTTGCAGTTGTAAACTCTGGTTCAGAGGCTGGTAAAATACTCAATAAACTATCGCAGATAAAACGAGCAAGACCTACTAACGAACTCATTGATATGCAGGAAGCGGCTACTAAAGAGGCACAGAACGCTATCAGTAAAACTTGGATGCGTATTGAAAATATTCGCCGTGGTGGATTGGTGTCTCAGCTTGCTACTGCTGCACGTAACTTAACATCAGGTGGTATTCGTGCGCCGCTGGAAGGTCTAGGCAATGTAATGGATACTGCCTTGTACAACCTATCTGAAAAAGGATTAGCGTCTGGTGCAGCTTCTGTGTTAAGTAAAGCTAATTGGTCTGACAGTTTCCGACACATGAAGTATATGTTTAGTCCAGAGTATGCCATGCATACAAAAGACTATGTTGACTTTATTATGGAGCAACCTGCGCTTGGTAAACAAGCTAGTATGTTGTTTAACAATATCAATGAGATTCAACGTGCTACAGGCAGAGGTGAAGGCGGTACGTTGGATGCATCACTAACTGTTTTAGAAGATGCTGTAGACACATTAAATACACCTAACCGTTGGCAAGAATACCTTATTAGACGAGGTGCTTTCTTAGGTGAATTAGAACGACTGACTAAACGTGAATGGGGTATTGATTTAATTGATACCATTAATCAAGGAAAGATGCGGGACTTAATGAATGATGCATCTAGTGTGCGTCCTAAAGATGGTAGGTCTTTCCTTAATCTAGTAGAAGATGCTACTAATAGAGCAATGGACATTACCTACGCCAAGCAACCAGACATTGGTGTGTTTCGTTCTACTTCACAGTTTATTGTTCGTAACGGTCTTACTGTTGTAATGCCTTTCCCACGCTTTATGTTTAATAGCATGGAACTGATGGGACAGTATGCTGCAGGTGCATCTATACCACTTACACGTAAGCTTGCAAGCCTTGTGACAATGGGGCGTGTAGGTAAAGGTAAACTCACTGCTAAAGATAGGCAGCGTATTTCTAGGAATGTTGTAGGTGCAGGTGTGGCTGGGCCTATTGTACCTGTAGGAGTAGGCGCACTACTTGATGATGATGCCGCTAATCAAGAACAGATTACTGATGAACTGTTAGGAATGGCAGCATTTGGTGCTTTCTATCAATTGCGTACAATGGATGGGGCTGCTGCTGATTATAAGATTATAAAAGTAGGTGATGCAGATTTAGATACTACAACACAGTATCCAGCCAGACAGTTCCTGTATATTGCAGAGGCTACAAGGCGTTTGCAGGAAGGTACATTCAATGACTTCTTTGACCCAAAAGAATTTGCTGAGACGTTTATTGGTACTAATATCAGACAAGGTGTAGGTAAAGGTATACTGCAGGAAGTTGCTGACTTGGCATCAGATACTGATTTAGTTGGCGGCGAGGTTGCGGCTAGACGTGCCGGTACATTGTTGGGTAATTATCTATCTACATGGGCTGTGCCTTTTGGTCAGATCATTGAGGCACAAAGGGGTGCAGGTGTACGTGGTACAGAGATGAAAGACTTGGCAGATGATCCAACATTAGATGCTCAAACCACCTTTTTAAATGCACTTAGCAAGCCAATGAAACGCTTTACTACAACTGCAGAAGAAGAAGCCGCTGCACCTTCTCGTGAATACTTATTCCAAGAGGGCAAGAGTAGAATGTTTCCTATGGCTCGTGTCGCATTAGGTCTTAGCTTTAACACCGCTGATAGTGAAGAAGGTGAGTATGCAAAAAGGCTTGGCTTAACTGAATGGCAGCTAGGAAGTACATCACGTGTGCCAAGCATACGGAACTTTGAGAACAGGTTACTCAGAGATGCAATCCCAACAATAATTAACTTTGCACAAAGACAAGAGGGTAAATATCGTAATCAATATCAATTAGCAAAACCTGCTATACGTAAGAAATATACAGAGCAAGCATTTGTTAATGCTAAGATTAGACCTATAATAACTGAACAAGTTAAGAAACTAAAGCGACAGATTTCTACAGGTAAGAAACTGAAGGCAGATGCACCTGCTTACGCTAAAGGTATGCTGGAATATCGTAGATTACCGCCCGATATTCGTAAGGTAGCTGCAGTTAAGTTTGTGGAGAAGTATGGTAGGGAACCCGATGGAACAGCAACAAAAATAGAAGGTGCTTTCGATGTAAACAGGTTAGCTACAATAGGAAAAGCCTATAGAAAAGCATTAAGTAAATAGTAAATGGGGCCAATTAAGGCCCCATCTTTTCTGATAAATACTTTAATAGCATCATGTATGCTATAGTCATTGCCAGTACTTCAATCAACGGTTGTCTCCGCTGCCGCCTAACGTGCCTCGTTGTTTCCTACTAGCTAGCTTCTCTATATTATCTTCCATTATCTTGCCAAGGTTCATGCCTAGTTCCTCTGCCAGTACAGCTAAGTACCAGCACACATCTCCTAATTCCTTGCCAATCTCTTCACGCTTATCTGGGTTATCCCCATCACGTATTAGCTTTTTAGCCTTGTTAGCAATCTCACCTGCCTCACCCGACAGTCCTAACGTCAAGTACGCTAGGGCTGTTTCTTTTGGGAAGATGGCTGTGCCACAGGCTGCTGTCTGGTATTGTGTTGCTGTAATGCTACTCATTCTTTTCTCCTTCATCCACTGTTTAACTTCTTGCTCTAGCTTGTTCATTCCGTTGTACCTTCTGCAGATTCACATGGTATGCTGTGTTCCAACCTCTATGCCACTCCCTTGCTTGCATTGTGTTTGAATCAATAGGACAAGTTACCTTACCCCTCTTAAATGCTTCCTGACCCCACTCAAACTGAATCCTAAGTGGTGCATCATACTTACTTAAACCGTTACGCCGCATCTACTAATCCTTTCGATAGCTGTTGAAAAAATGTTTTAGCCTGATGATTGAAAATCTTAATGGCTGTCAGGTTGTCAATCTTAAACCACTCACCTTTTCTATCGTCAGCAAAGTGTGTGAATACCTTGTGCATTTCAACTTCCCTTTCATGCCTATTGTCTGTGCTTAACCTAGCAATGATATGGTAATCACGGAAGGGTGATGATGTCTGATATCCATTACATCTGTCATCTGCATTAACAGCCTTGCCTACTTTCACCCAATCAGGAAACGCTGGGTTGACAATGGCATAGACTTCGCCCTCAGTAGTACGTTCAATCTGCTCATGTGACCAAGCGTCATCTAGTGATTTATATCTTCCGGGTTTCCACAACGGATGATTGTGCGGGATATATTTACCGTTGATATACATTCGCCGCTTATTAGAATAGTTGTTATACTGTTGCGAACATGACTTACATTGGGTACGTCCTGTATCTTTCCAAGATTCAGACCAGTTGTCCTCTGTTAATTCTACGTTGCAAGAGTTACAGGTTTCCATCCTCATTCTCCTTCATCAATGCGTTCCAACTGTATGGGAACTTAGTTGAACAATAGGCAGAGATTTGCCTAGCTACTTCTTGTACCTCAATTTGTGAGGTGCTGTCAAGTCTTAATTGACATACTCTTGCAAATGCATACAAGCTACCTGACCAGTACCATTCTGTATACATATTCTGTGGCAGTACCATACGTGCCATCTCAGGTGCAATGCCTTGCATTATCATCTTGTTGTAGTTCGTCTGCGCAAGCGTAACAATGTCTTCAAGATACATCGAAGGAAAGTATTGTGACGTAGCTTCTCCACCACTGCCCTGCTTACTGTCTTCTGGCTTTTGCCGCCAAGATATCGGGGTATAGAACTCTGGCTCATTGCTTACGTATCTCCTTGATACTTCATTCCAAGATAATCCTACCTGATGCTTGGCTAACTGCCGTGCAATAAAGATAGGTGCCTTAATACGAAACTGTAGAAACACATGACTGAATGGAGACCAGTGTTTATGCCTTGCTAGATAGTTTATTAGTTTGATGTCCTTATCAGAAAGAGAAGAGGATGTCTTATCGAAAGACACCCTCGCTGCATTTACTACTGTAAGGTCACTACCCATGTAGTCAATAAGTTCTACTTTCATGCTTTATCTACATTTTCTACTTCATTCACAGAAGCTACCAACATCTTGGTGAAGGCATCCTGCGCTACAACAAGTTGATCTAGGTCAAACCTAGCCTGTGCAGTCTTGCTGTTCAATGAAGCAACATGATTTACCATAGCCTTCTGGTTATCCTCTAGTTCTTCAAAGTTGTACTCTTTACCATCAATAGTAATCATTCGGTTCTCTTCATTCATTCTCTTTCTCCTTTTCTTTCTGTTTAAGTTTCTGCCATTCCTCATAACTAGGATGGCTACGTGGGGGGTTGTACTGTACCCAACCATCCCCACGCTTCCACACTAACTTACCACTAAGCTGCTGCGATGTCAACTATTTCACACACCCCTGCAGTACAGGCTAACTCACGCCCACCTGAAGTGGTGTCTTCCTTTTCAAAGTCACTCAGCTTAGTCCAGTCAACCTTCTTAGGCATCTTCTTCTTGAACTCAGCGTACTGTTCAGCATCAATGTCCTGATACGGTGCTTGCTGGTATGTGTGTTCACTGAAGGGCAGGAAGCTGATGCCACTCACCTCATCAAAATGTTCGTACACCCAAGCACCTACATCCATCCACTCATTCTCTTTGACTGAGATAGTGACTGAAGGCTTTGTGTTCACACCAATGACGCTGATAGGTAAGCCACAGTTCAAGCTGTTCAATGGCAGTCATACCAGTACGTGTTACCGCACCGTTGGGTGACTTCATCGGGAAGCTAAACACTGTAGTGCTATCAGGCTTCATTACGTCAGGCTCCGCTGGGATACCTTCAGCAACCAAGAACTGTGTCAGTGGGTCTTTGTTATCGCCACGTACTGTACGAATGTAGTACGGATTGTGACGTGCATGAATACCACTGGCTGCATCAGTAAGCTGCGACACAGTACCACTAGGCTTGACACAAGTGACAGCCGTAGACTGTGGGATTTTAAGCTGCTTAGACATAGCTTCGTTAACAATCACTGCCTCTGCACGTAAGATTTCAAGTGCAGTCTCTAGCTTACCACCAGAAGTAGCAGTCAAAGAATTGTCCATGATGCCTGTCAGTGACACGCCAAGCAACCGTTCTTCTTCAGTATTCTTCTGCCAAATCTTACGCAGATACTTGAAGTTAGTTAGTGTCGCTTGGAATGTGCCAAGGATTGTAGCCAATCGTACCTTCTCTTTTAGTGTAGCAAGAGTATCTGACTCACGTACTACTACCTCAGACAAGTTACAGAACTGATATGGACGCAAGATAATTTCACTGCAAGGGTTGCAACCGAAATCATGTTCTGTCTCACGTCTACCATTCTTTTCTGCCTGCTTCTTAGCTGACTGACGATTGAAGATGCCACGCTCACCTGACTTGCTGTCATACAAAGACAACCACTCACGCATGAATGTACCCATCTCAGGCTTAGTCTTGTATGCTACAGAGTTATTAGCCAACGCACGTTGACCCTCATTCTCCCACCACTGACCTGACTTGGCATGTGCCATCTGGTCATCGTTAAGATTAGACAATGAAATCAATGCACTACGGCGTACACCACCGACAACTACAACCTCACCAATCTTACACATGATGTCGTGACACTCAATTGGATACAGCCTACGTCCAGCAGCACCCTTGAACTTTTGAATACAGAACTCAAACAATTCAATAAGGGGCTGTGGACCTGATGCACGACCACCAAATGTCTTTAGCCGTGCGCCAGCAGGACGTACTTCGCTGACATCGAACTTAGGTATTTGTCCACTATACAGCATAGCAATTAATTCCTTCAGTGACTTAGCCCAACCCGGACGTGAATCACCTACCTTAATTACTGTGTCTGTATTATGGAACTCTTCGCTAACCATCGGTAGCTTCTCAATGCAATGACGCTCAACGCTGAAGCCAACGCCAGTGCCACACATCAAGATGTACATAGACTCGTCAAAGGCACGAGGGCTATCCACAGGTACGTATGAACAGTTGTATCCACCTACGTGGCAACGATCTAGTGCTGGCCCAGCAGTCATCAATGCCCTCATAGAAGGCATGATAGACTGGTTGAGTACAGCTTCTTCCAGTTCACCTCTTAGTGTGTCTGGTAGCTTATAGCCATTGTTAGTACGCAAATGGCTAGCCATATAATCAAAGTATCTAGTGACAGTTTCACCCCATGTCTCCCTTCGCTGTTCGTCTTCTTTCCATCTTGCATAGCGTGAAAGTGCTATGAAGTTCTGATAGTCTGTTGGTAATGTGTTGCTAATCATAAGTTGGTTACTCCGTTACTGTTCTAATGTTTTTGATACTGGCACCTTCTATATCGTAGAAGTATTCGTTAATGCCATCTTCTAATTCCTCACCTACTCTACCATCGGCAGGGATAGGGTATTCATCTTCGTCTACGTCAAGGGTAATGAACATCTTAACTCTTATCATGTGCCATTACCTCTTCAATCAACTTGTCCAGATACCACTGCGCTTTCTTTAAGTCCTCAAGTGGTTTGTCCTTGTAGTCAAAACGCCACAGGTATTTCATAATGTTACCCTGCAGGTAGTACTTGAACCCGTCACCAGTTGCAGCAGAGATAGCGTGTATACATTCAATGCCTGTCTGGTTGTAGTGTGGTGGACTGTTGACCATATCAACATTGCCCCAAGCTTGCTTGCCTGCTTGTTCTGCCTCTTCCATCATCTTTGCTTTCATAAACGCATCATGTCTCATGCTGAACCTCCTGTCTTTGTGTTGAAGTTAAGGTGTACTACATTGCCATCATATGTCTTCTCTACACCAGCTTCTTCCTCTAGTTCTACATCAATATCCATCTCTGTGTCAATAACTTTTGTTACATATTCATGTACAATATTACGAAATTCTTCTATCTCTTCCATGACAGGTACGGAAGAACACATCATCTTAGCAAGATGCATCACCTGATAATAGTCATCATCATCCATAGGATTATCTGGCATTGCCATAATAGATATGTCAACTTCACCTGACCACGTACCATCATCATTAGCGAATGGCCTAACACGTATAAGGAAGTCTTCTGTGTTTACTTCTTTGGATAGTTTCTCCATCATGTCCATACTTATCTCCTTTTCACTTTTGTGCCGCCAAACTTAATAAACTTTGGATGCTTGTTCTTACCCTTCTCCTTCAACCAATCTTCAGGAATTATCCTGTCATAGTATCTGAAGCCGTGCTTAATGCACCAGTCTGCATATGAAGACTTGGCACCCTTACTTAACTTAGCCTTGCTGTTAGTAAACACAAAGCGTATGTCCAGCTTGGGATGCTGCTTCTTAATAGCGATATGCTTTCGCCTGTCTGCTGCCATGAACCTGCCCTTTGTCTCAATGATGATACCATTGTTGAGTACAAAGTCAGGAGTATAGGTGCGGTAGGCTAGGTCTTCCCATTCAATCTTGATGTTCTCGTAGTCATACTTGACCTTGTGTTCATCAAGATAAATGGATAGCTTGTGTTCTAGCCCACTGCGATACCCATGTTTTATCGCCATGCGCCGTGCTTTATGGAGCAATTACATCTCCAATATAGCTGACGGTAGGCGGGTTCTTAGCCTGTGACATTACTGCAGGACGCTCAGTAAGATTATCCCAACAATCAAAACGATAGTTGCAGAATTTGCATCCATCATTAAGGACTTTATTACCTGTTGGCTTGCCACGAAAAGTCTCAGGCACTGGTTCAAAACATCTTTCAAACTTGTTCTCCTTTACTGATTTTACTGTGGTCTCAATCTTAGCAAGTTCAGCGTCCATATCAAGACCTGTAGCCGGTACATACTTGAACGCACCGTTAGCTTTATTGACTACCCACCATCCACCAGCACGTTTGCCTGATGCTTTAGCGTACCCAGCTAGCTGTCCTACGTATCCAAAACCATCACCACTGGCAAGGGTGTCAAAGGACTCAAACTTGTTTCTGTATGACCAGTCTGAAGCTGATTTAATATCATCGACAGCATCGTCAATGACAATATCATATGAGCCGTTAATGCTAGTATCCCCAACGTCCAGAGTAACTTTCTCAGTGTCTTCATAGTTAACTCCTGCTTCCTTGAGTAGTCCTTTGAAGACAGCTTCAACGATGTCTCCAATCATCATGTTCATTATGAATGTGGTAGGGAAAGGTAAGGCAACTTCCGGTTTGTTCTTATCGTACCATAGCTGACAGGTAGGTCTGCCAACATTAGACATACGAATACGGAAGTCGCCTCGTTTGTTTCCCCCACCAAACTGACGTTGCAATGCATCAGATATGTCTGTTGCTACCTGTTTAATGGTATCCGCAGACATTGTGCTATCACCTTTGACAGCACTATCCATGTATTGATGCAACGCCAGTTCAGCAGGATGGTTCATTATGCCACCTCTTCTTCAAACTCTACATCAACTACACCGTCAATGTCTACCTCATCCAAGCCAGCATCGTTACTGCTTGTTGCTTTCTCTGCATAGGTATTGATGATGTACTCGTTGTAGTTAGTAACCCACGCCATGAAGTCACCAAACATTGTCTGGTCTTCCTGTGTAAGTTCCACAGAATTGGTAACATCCAGTGATGTAGTCGGAACATAGAAGCTGTTACCGTTAGGTAGCTTACGCTCTTCTGTGTTCAGTGTTACATTGTGCTGCACTGGCAACCGCTTCATCTTAGCAAGCTGTGTAAACACATTGCCTACAGTCTTAAACGCATCCCGGTTCTCTACTTCCCAGATGAATGAGGTAGTACCTAAGTCTACAGGATTACCATCCGCATCTTTTGGATTAACCAACTCAACTGTACCAAGCACAACACGTACACGCTTGATTGAACGGATGAGTTCCTTGGTTGCATCTGGCAGAGACTTGAAGTCTTCAATCCAACCAGATGGTTTACCACAGTTAAAGCCACCGTCATTGTCTTTTAAGTCCATGTTAAGCGTATCAGCCATGACAGTCTTGACGTAACGATTAGGTGTGCCAGCACTACCCATCACAAACTTCTTGTACATGAAGCGTTGTAAGAATGGACGCATTACTGCTGACTCTGCATAGTATGTAGGGCCATCAGGAATCTCTAGCTTGTATGTACCACCCTTAACCTTGATGGTATCTGAACCAAGGATAGGGCTGTGGTTGATGCGTAGTCGAGCAAGGAACATACCCTGCTTCTTCTGCGATGGTGCTTCGTTAGCAATGCCCATAGCCTTTGCCATCTCAGCATAGTTATTCGTATCAATTGTAGTAAGATCGTTCATGTTTATTAACTCCTTTTCAGTTGTAAGATGCATAGTTATATCAGGTTACGTCCTTAACGTCAAGCCAATTCGGACCTATTTTTGCCTCTAATAATAGAGGAACATTGAACTCAACACCCCAACGTAGGGTGATGAGTTCGGGTAGTGCTTTATTAGTAGCGTCTATGACATTGATAACCTGCGTTTCTTCGTCAGGATGTACATCAATAACGATACTGTCATGCACTGAATTTACTATACACGATTTCATACCCTGTAGCAACTCATCAATGTGCAGTAAAGCAATCGGAACAATATCCGCTGTAGCGAATGACTGCACAGGGTAATTCTTGATCTGTGTAAAGTGTGATACACGTCCAGTGTGTTTACGTACTACATCAGGGAACGCAAACTCACGACCACTGGGCGTGGTAATCTTTTGTGTGGCTATAGCTTCTTTAGCCAGTCGGGTATGCCAAGCTGCCACCCCTTTGTACTTGCTGTTGAAGTGTTCGTAGTACGCTGCTTCCGCTTTTGTTCTGCCGAAGCCTGTCGCACCGTAGAGTGGTGCAAACGTGTGAGCCTTCGCATCTTGGCGAGACGTAGGCTGACCAGCATCGGTAATAACTTTAGCGGTATATGAGTGTACATCAAACCCAGTAGATACTTCCTCAATTGCTACCTCATCTTGTGATAAATAAGCGGCAGCACGGAACTCAAGCTGTGCGAAGTCAGCTTCCATTACCTTGCCACCATCGAATCGTGACACGAAGACTTTCTTTACAGGGAACGTACCGCCACGTGGCATGTTCTGCATGTTAGGATCAGCACCAGAGAAGCGACCAGTAGATGTGCGATGTTGTAGTAAACGCACATGCAACTTGCCATCCTGCTTTGTGTAGTTACTGATACCCTCAACGAATGAAGATAGGTATGTGTCAACTGCACTGAGCCTACGTACCTTAGATAAGAAGTCAACGGCATCAGTCATGCCACGCTGCTTGGCAGCCGACTCTAGTATCTCAAGGTTTTGTTTGCTGGTACTGAAACCATTTGCACTAGCCCACTTAGGTGAAGGTGGCTTGAACTTTAGCCCCGCCAGTTCCACATCAGGTATAAGAAGATAACCAGCCCCATCACAGCGTGTACATTTATTAGTTCTAGCAAATGGTGTACCATCTTTCTTAACCTTTCGTATCTGTCCAGTGCCATTGCAGTCACTACATTGCTTTGCATTGGTCTTGTGTATCTTGTCTGTGCCGCCAGCAATCAAGCTGCGGAAGTCAGCGTCTGACATATAGGGATCAATAGCATTACCCCAATATGGTTTGTCCGTTACCTTGCGGCTATAGATAACCCAAGACAATTGCTCTGGGCTGTTGAGGTTGATGGGTGTGTCACCCATAACCCTACGCACATGAGCCTGTAGGTCAGAGATTAGCTGCTGCTTCTCCTGCTCAAACTCTGTACGCACCTCGTCTAGTTTAGACAAGTCAACAGCAAAGCCTGTCTGATATATCTTAGTCAGGCATTTAGCTACACGATTAGTCAGTCGTGCAGTAGATAATAGACCTGCATCAGCAGTAGTGTTAAGCCGCTGCCATAGTCGGTCAGCAAGTTGCTGAGTAGCATGAAGGTCAGCAGATAGATACTCACTCAACTCAGCGTGAGGTATCTGGCTTGTATTGTATCCCTTCTTGAAGTACTCCTTGAGTGTGTCTTGCTTCTTAGTGTCTAGGTTGTACCGTTCAGCGCAAGCCTCAAGAGATAGAGGTTCTTTCAGACCACGCTGTAGTACATACTCGACAAGCATAGTGTCAAACACTGCGCCATCGTACTTGAAGCCAGACTCCCACAGCCATAGCAAGTCATGTGCTACGTTGTGGCATATGAGTACAGTGGTCTGGTCAAGCCAATCTTGTACTATTGTATGACCATCTGCATCTGCATCAACCTCATTGTGGTCAAAGGTAACGATACATTCATCACCTCTGTCGTTAAGCATGCCAACCATAGTCAGTGAGTTGTCAGGCTCAAAGGGGTCAAGGTGTAGCTTGCCATCACGTTTGGTAGTCGTATTCTCTACATCAAGTGTTAGTTTCATATTTGTTCATCCTTACTTTTCCTGTCAGGGTTAGGGGAATCTGGTAGAACATCTCACCAGAAGCTACATATTTATTACGTACCTCTACTGGTGTCAAGTCTTTTATGTCTTCTGACTTAAACATAAGTGCATTAGACAATTCATTATTCCATATGAAGAACAATGTAGGTGAAGTAAAGAACTTCTTTTTTCGCTGCGGTAGCTGTAGTGTATCATATGGAAACACCTCACCCTTCCACACTGTCTTCACTTCACACTCCACATAGAACTTACCCTTGCTGCCTTCAGCAATAAGGTCTTGCCCATATGGATTAGGGTTCTCCCATATCTCATACCCTCTTATCTGCATATACTCCATTGTCCTGACACGTGCAGGCTTATCGTGCTTGCCGTGCTAGGGCTTCATTAAATCGTTTAGTTGTCATCCCTCATACCTCGCTGTCTGGTAGTTAAGGTCTACGTTCACCATACCGTGCCAGCCATTCAGCTTGTTCTTCACGATGTTAATGTGACGTAGTGGGCTGTCTTCCTCTTGGCCTTCCACACTAGGTGACTTACCAATTAGTATCATCAGGTCAGCTTCAGCAGCCTTACCTGTACGTGAGCCTTCCATCATAGACTGATTAAGTTGTGACCTACCCTCTGCCTCTGCAGATAGCTGTGACATATAGAATACAGCGCAGTCGTAGGTCTTGGCAATCTGTCTAGCGTAGATAGCACAAGCCTTGAGTGCTTCGTCAGGTCTGGCATAGTTACCTGCCACACCAAACTTGTCACCCATGTCAAGCACAAGAACGTCAGGGTTGTGTGTCTTACACACTGACTCAACCCATGCCATGTCACGACCACCAGCATCTTTAATCTTGATGTTGTTCATCACTGGTTCATACAGTGACTTGGCCTTGCTCATGTCATCTCGTACCTCACGTGCTGTCATACCGGCAGCGGCAGTCAGGTATCTTGCACCGACACGGTGAGTAGGTTCCTCGTTACATAGGATGATACACTTGGCACCCTGATGTGCAAACCCACCCGGCGCAGCAATCAAGCTAGCGTGGAAGGATGTCTTGCCAGTGTTAGGTCTAGCACCTACTTCGATAAGCTGACCGCCACTAACGCCTTCAACCTTACGCATGACACTGGCGATATTGAATTGCCACTTAGCTTCCAGTTCAGCTTTAGCCATCAGTGTCTCAATGCTGATGTCATCCCACTCAATGTTGAGATTAGGAATGAAATCATCACCATAACGCTCAAGCAAATTACGTAGCTTCTCAAGTGTAGCTGCATCACCATTGACCATATCAAAGCCAATGTTGGCAACGTCCTCACCTACTACCTGCTGGAATAGTTTAGACAGTACCTCTTGTGCAATGTCACTACCCATAGGCTGCTCACGCTTGATTGATGAGAACATAGAAGCATAGCCCTGCTTCTGTGCTGTAGTCAGTGTTGGGTTGTTAGCCATGAACAACGCCTCTACCTCATCAGGTGTGACAGTACGCTCGTATCTGTCCATAGCTGTGTCGATAGCTTCTTTAATCTTGCGGGCATCCTTACTGAACAACCGCTGTGGGCATTTGCTACCACGATGGTCATCGTAGAATGATTTATCCATAAGGCTTCTAATGATTGATAATTCCATGTAGGTTCTCCATATCTGTCGGGTTACGATATTTCAAGTCGTCTGTTAGTTTGAGTACACGAACATCGTTCACGTGTCCTCGTAGTTCCTTCGCCATCTGTAATGTCTTCGGTAGCGCATCGGGGTCTAACGCTATGATTGCTGTTGAGAACTGTGCGAGATACCCTTTATGCGCATCTTGCAATGATGTGCCTAGAAGCGCAACCCCGACAAAGGAACCGTAACCAACAACGGCTGCACTCACACAGTCCTCAACAACTACGGCGACTTTACCACACCCTGCGGTGTAAGGCAAGCCACTTTTTCCATATCTTTTCCATTTAGGTAGACGCTTACCGATAGCACGGCCTGTCGCATCTACAATCTTTCCATCATGTACGACAGGAAACACAACCCTGTCATCCTTCACATCATACATCACACCCAACTCATCTGGGTCTAGCTTGTAACGAAAGCAGAAGCTGAGTACGCTACGCTTATTCCTGTGCGGTACGATGTAACTAGGTAATTCAAATGGCTCTGTAGCGAATTGCTCCACGCCCAAGAAGCCAGAACGTATGTCATCTACGGATAGGTGAACACGTGTGCCACCACCTACTGTGCATGACGCCTTGTAACAATTCCATACAAGACTGCCCATGTTATTCGTAGCGGTGAACGTCTTGATACCGCCACACTCAGGGCAGTTCATACGTTTAGTCTCACCATTAGATAACTCTAATCTATTTACTATGTTATATATATCACTCATATAATACTCACTTTCGTTGCGGCAGTTAAGTGCTTTTACCATGTGCTTTGCGAGTTGTCAACGCATTATTTGCACTGGCGAAAGTATTTTTCATGTATGGTTTAACTGACTGTGGGTTACTATGTCCTGTAACCGACATGATTTGTCCCATAGGGACACCAGCTTCAACCATTTGTGTTGTACCAGTGCGGCGTAAGTCCATCAGCCGCAGTTCCTCAGACAGCCCAGCTTGCCGCATGACAGCCCTTCCAGCTTTTGATAGACGTTCCATGCTGTAAGGGTGGTACTCGCCGCCTACGGGCGTTGTACGGGGAACAACATACTGTTGAAAGCCAAAGTCCTGCTCTTGTTGTACAAGCATCTCAAGCAGGTCATCTTCAATAGGCAAAGTTACCTCTGCTCTACGCTTAGACTGCTCAAGATATAGCTTGCGTTCATCCAAGTCAAAGTTATCCCAAGTCAACAGGCGCATATCGCCTAGTCGTTGGCACCATTCGTATGCCATGTGTACTATCAAGCCAATGCTGCGCCACTGAAACTCACCATACGCAGTGTCAAGGAAATTACGAACATCATCTTCTGTCCATACAACCTTGCGTTGTGCAGGTGTCTTACGTCTGACACTAGCAAAGGGGTTGACAGTAGCATACTCCATGTCAATAGCATAACGATACACGATGGATGACACAGTGCAGATGTGGTTGGCGAAGCTGATGCCACGCTCAACCCACTCCTCATAAGCATGTTTAGCTTGCTTGCTAGACAGCTTGTCAAAGTTTACATCTCCAAAACTGTCACACATTACACCAAGAAAGTATTGATAGTCTTTCTTAGTTCTGTCTCGTAACATATTGAAATCATTGGATGTATAATACTTCTGCACTAAGTCACCTACCGTAATCATGCTGCTAACAACTCCTTGAACTGCTTGCTTTCAATCCAACGTGTGACCTTCTCTTCACGCTCCCACATATTCTTAGCGGCAGTATCCTTGCCAGTCTTGCGAAGCTTGAAACCATTACGTTCATCAGCATAGCTTGCATAGTTTGTGAAAGCAGAGTATAAAGCGAAGGCATTGTTACCACGCACACCAGCCTCTTGGTTGTATAATTGGAACAGTCCATCGGACTTGCCCTTGTCGAGTGATTCAAGCATAGCTTTAACATCACCTACAAACAGGCTCTTGTTTGCCCATGCTTGTATCTGTTGGTGGTAGTCTTTGAAATCGTTATTAGATTTCTGTACCTGCTCACCGAACCTATCAAGGTCAAAGCCACTGGTGTTCTTACGCTTCACCTTGTCATGCTCACCACGCACCATGCCATTGGTACAGAAGAAGTCGATAGCCCCAAACAGTACAGTGTTTGAGCAAGTACCATCCACACCATGCAATGCAATGATGCGCTGTGCAATCTCAGTCTCATGCTTTGGTGTGACGATAGTATGCTTCATGTTGGGCAGGGTCATGTCCATCATAGCCCAGCCATTGTTGTGAGCGTCACGCCATACAATGTTAGCATCAGCATACTCAGCATCTGTCAGATGATTAGTGACAGCATCCATAACATCACGAAAGAAATCACCGTGTGATGCACATTTGAAATCTTTACCAACGATAGCGATAGGTTCGCCAGTGTTATTGTCGATGACATACTTCTTGTCAGCTACACGGGTAGGCTCAAAGGTTACATCAAAGTCTAGGTTCTCAGGGATATATTCTAGCATATGTATTCTCCTTTATAGTATGATTAGTATTAGTGGTAGTATGGTAATCCATAACAACAAGTCCATAGTTATACTCCTTATTATATAAGATGTCAACTCTGTGGCATCTAATAGCCCCAATATTTTACTTCAACATTTTCATCAACAATCAAACGCTTCATCACACACCAAGCTTGATCCACCTTGCGTAAATCCTCGTAACTAATCTCACACAAATCAGACACAGATTGTCTGATAGGCACAAAAGCCTGTAGCATTTCCAGCACAGCTTGCTGTTGTTTAGGTGTCATGCTTTTCCATGTAGCACTCGCCTGCTCCTTGGTAATTTCCCATTCTGATTTAGTTTTTTTATTACCCATCTTGTAACTCCTTCTGAAACTCAGTCCATGCGGCATAAAATACCTCGTTAAAACTGTGGTAGTTGGCATCCTCAAAGGCAGCAGCCGCTACCTCAAAGATGTCCTGCCCACTCCACTTGACTGCTTGGGATAACTGTATCCCTTTGATTTCATTACTCGTCATTGCAATTCTCCTCATACCATTCTCTGTAATGTTTATAGGCTAACAGTTTGTAAGCATCTAAGTCAAATGTTTCCCAGTCTTGTAAGCTAATACCACCACCGTAGTCGTGCCATGTTTGCATCTCGCTATCCAGCATCACCATGATGGCGTTAGCCTCTATGGGTGTTAGCTGTAGCCATATTGTCTTTGATTTAGCCATCGTAATCGCCTCCTTTATCACGCAACTCAAGTGTGTCTACATCAGCATCGTCACCGATGTATGAATAGTCGTAGTGAGGAAGATTGAATAAGGCAACAGTGCCATCTTCATTACGCACATAGTCATCCTCATCATGGTCATACACATACATAGGCATATCCCATACACCTATCGTGTATGCTTTATCAGGGTCAAACATTGTCATTCTCCTTTCGTGGATAATATACCTCTACCATGCTGTCGCATTTAGGGCAAGCCAGTATTGTTACCATGCTAAACTCATCACCTCGTGCGTCAGCATACTCATCTAGGTCATGGTCATTGCCCCAGATTAACTTGGTATTACAGTGCCAACAGTTCATATGTCAATCTCCTCATCCAATTCATCTATAACAGACTTGGTGTAGTAACACAAGAAGTTACAGCTAGGGCATTGCTCTTGTACTGTTTCATGTATCTCTACATGGTTGCAGTTAAGACATTCATGTTGTGTCACTGTCTTGCTCCTATCACCCAGTCCTCTGCGGTATCTTCTGCATATTGCTGCGAGTGTCCAAGCAGATTAAGTTCATCTACAATAGCACCATCCTGTATTAGCACAATGGTGTAGCTGCCATCAGGTTCCTTGAACACACACGATTTGCGGTATGATATGTCACCACGGCTGCAATCTTCATCACTGTAAAACTCATGCAACAGCATCTTCATTCTCCTCTGCATACTCAGCTATACTCTCACTAATACCAAACTCAAGGTCAAGGTCAGGATAGTCTTCAACTACACTTTCTACTTCAGTGGTACACCAGTCATCACCATCTGTGTATTCGCCAATGTATCCCCAGCCTTCATCAAGGTAACGTGCATTGATTTCAAAGCCCATGTCCACCAGCTTGTCAAAGATAGGGATAGGCGGTGACCATGCAGTGTAGAAGTTTAGGTTTAGTGTGTTAGCATCAATGCGGGTGCAGTGTGTTTCATACACATCCCACTTAGTACCCCAATTCTCTAGCCGCCACTCATACCAGCCTGATGTGGGTTCATTCTCATCATCACGAGGCTCTGGTATAAGATGATGACACAGTTCTGTGTTCTCTGTGTTCATCACATTGTAAATGTTATCAATCATTTGGCTGTCATCATGTGACAGGATTACTCTGTTATCTGTATGATTAGGCATATCACTTCTCCTTCAGTGCATCTATTACTAAATAGATAACTATAGCTGTGCCAATAGCCAGATACCCAATGATGAACAAGTCATCCATGCCCACATCGGGCATCTGGTTTTGTAGGCAGACGATTGTGTTACAGTCAAGCAATGTCAATTCTCCACTGCATAAGTTAATAGGGTAGGCAGTTTAACCACTTGCCTAGGTGTCTTCACACCAAAAGGTGAGGGGGTTGCACACTGACCATTTACACGAATTATTCTTCCACCCCTAAGTCACGAGACCCTGTATTTATACTGTTAGGCCTTCAGTTCGCATGTCTAGGCAGTTTTCTATTGGCCTTTATCGCCGTGAAACTTCACCTAGTCACGCTTCTCTAGCTAGTCCTTCTTATTCAGACTGTCACTATGCTAGAGCATATTACGCAGTTTCAAACTCTTTGACAAACTCAAGTTCAATATGCTTGTCAGGATACAATGCTTGTGCCATGTCGAGTGCATGTTCTACCGCATGGTTCCAGATAGGTTGCTCCAAGGGCTGTGGGTGTACATTGTACACACCACTAATCCCATCCATCTTAATACCAACTTCCCAATACATTACGCTGCCACCTTTCTGATTGCTTTGCCACGACCATTCCGTGCCAATTCACGCAGGTTACTTACAGTAAACCCACCAATGTTAATAGAGATTGCCTCATCACGGCTCTTACGCCGTACTGCTGCACCTAGTTCTTTGTGCATGTGGTCAAGGAAGATGCCAGCAATTGCCTCTGTCGTGTACTGTAAGTACCCGCCGCAGTCTTTCTTTGCATGCCGTGCAGCTTCAAGTGCAAGGTCATAGAACTTGTAACGACCAAGCTTCACGCCATGATACTCAGCATACAAGGCTTCTACTTTAGCAAGCTTTGCTTCTACCTGTGGTGATGCAAGCACTTGTCCTGTCTTGCCGGTTGAACGCTGGTGAAATGTTACAGTCTTTATAGCCATGATATAATCTCCTTTAGTTGGTTAGTGTGTTAGTAGTCGAGGTTAGTCCAACATTGGACTTGATATGTCTTATGACATATTTGGCACGATTGATAAACCACCGTGCTTGTTTTTGGTCATATGACATAACATGTTGTGCATCAGATAGGATAGACATAGCCAACATGCAAGGCATATCTTCGTGCAGCATATCTTCCATATCTAGCTGTGTGCAACCGTATATATCCATGTACCGCTTGTCTGTTTCTGTCTGTGCTACTTCATTCCAAGTTAAGTTACCCATAGATTTTCTCCTGCATCATATGCTTAGTGCGAACCTGTGCTTTACGGGTACGCTTCCAGTCATCACGCTTTGCTTTGCGGGGTTTCACTTTCAGTGACTTCATTTTCTCTACTTTGATTTGCATTGTGCTTATCTTTCTTTCTGTTGTATTTGGTTTTGTCTGGCACTGCTTGTGTCCTGCGGCGTGACTGTGCCACTGCCTTCGCCACAGGGTTGATAGGTTTAATTCGCATTGCCTTTCTCCATGTTGTGGATGAACTGAAGATAATCAATTATCTCCTGCACATCGTAATGTTCTACGTTATGGTCATGCTTCATATGCATTGCCTTCTGATACACATCCATTGCAAAATCATACATGGATAAGTGCTTTATAAATCTTAACGTCCATTTGTAAAACTCCTTAGTCCAACATTGGACTTGTCTAGTATATCTAAGTAAATATATTACTTTCACTAAAGTATCAAGTAATATTTTACATAAGATATACATAAGGGGTTAAGCGATACCATGCAGCTTTCGCCATGTAACCCATGTAATCGCCTGCAATTCGTATGCTTTCAGCTTACGACCATTGACACGGCAACGACTAGCAGCTTGGCGATAGGCATCTTGAAGATTGCGATACTCAACAACGCCAATGTTAGTTTTGTTGTCGGTCAAATTGACACGTTCATTGTATGCAATGTTACGAGCATGTCCATCTACTGTACAAGTATCATCACCCATGATGTTCTCATAGAAGCATACAATCTTCTTGCCATTAAGAATAGTCTTAATGCTGTCATGGCTTGGTCTAATCTGCCCTAGTATCTGCCATGCCTTGTCTCGCATAGCATTGTAGGTACAGACAGATACACTATCTACGCTACGACCATTGACAAACGCATCAATCAAATCACGGGCATTTGTCACATTGGTAGACCAACGATTGTTAGGTGACAATGCCGCCACAACACCAGCCGCCACATGAATAGAGATACCATAGGATTTGTATTGCTCCGCAAGTTGGCGGCACTCCTCGTATGCTTCGGCATACCATGCAATGCCATGTGCTACGTCTTCGGGCTTTGCCTTGCGGCGCATAGCAATGATGTTTTTGATAGCAATTTGCATATTAAATTCGGTTTTCATATCAAACTCCGTTTGGTTAAGTCCAACCTTGGACTAGTTAAGTGTTGTATAAGTAATATATACTTTCACTAAAGTATCAAGTATATATTACGTTATTCACACTAAAGCAATTCAGCTAGTATATCCAAGGCAGCTTGCTTGTCAATAGCCTTTCTGTACAAAGCCAAACAAGCAGCAGCTTGTCCTGTATGATATACAGATAACGCTTGGTCATCCCGCTGCTCATCATGTATGACAATTCCAGAGAATTGTGAACGTACTACCTTGTGTCTGCCAAGGTCATGTATTGCCCCACGTTTAGCCATTATGACAACTCCGTTGCAAGGATAGTCCAGCCACCGACAAAGCAAGCGGCACAACCTAGAGCAACCCAACCCATACCGGGTACGCCATTCGCTAGTGACATGACAGACAGCAATCCAACGATTGCACTAGTGACGATTAGAAACAAGGCGATAACAAAATCAAACATAGTATTTACTCCGTAAATTGAAAGGGTGAAGTGACAGCTTACGCTGCCACCTTATCTTCGTCAAGCATTTCCAACTGCTCTTTAAGAGCAAGCATGAAGTCTTTAATGGCAATGCCATTCATCTCACACTGTACCAAGGCATCCAAGGCAATGTCGCTTGGTGACTTTGGATCAGCCTTATCAGCTTCGCTGTCTAGTCCAACATTGGACTTGTCATCAGCTTCGCTGCTTACAGGTGTCTCTGTATTAGCCTTCGGCTTTGGGTCAGCTTTAGGCTTCATGGCAGCTTGTAAAGCTGTAAGGCTAGTGAAGCCCTTTTTGCTTTTAGCAATGAAGTCACGGCAAGCTGTCTCATTCGCAGCAAACCACATGGCTTCGCTTCTACGGCGTTTGTCGATACCGGCAATGCCACAATCTTTCAGCCTTGCTGAAGCGATACGATCACCGCCTTCAGCCTTCAGCTTTAGCATCAGCTTTCCAAGCCGTGTATCAAAGCCATCAGCCTTCGTTGACTTGGTGAAACGAGCCTTATCACCTTTGGTGATTTGCTTCCACTCTTTAGCCAAGGCAAAGCCTTCAGCTTCAAGAGTGTTGTTTACAACAGCGACCATTTGAGTTGATGAATTTTCCATTTCGGCTTCCTTTATACTATCTTTAGGTTTTATAGGGATATACCCTCTTTCACTTACGTTCAAGAGGTTTATATCCCGTAAAACCGTAAGAAGATAGATATAAGTTTGAGGTTGAAGCCTCGCCTGCGATCTTCTGCGCCTGCCGTTTCGCCTGTGACTGCAGCTATCTCTGATAGCGAAGTACGTGCGCTAAACTCGTGTGCTGCATGAGGAATGGCTAGTCCAAGGTGGGACTTATGGCAATGACCATCACCCCAAGGGGGTGGCATTATGTGCATCAACACCTTGCATTGTGTGTCATTTTTGCAACACTGCCCCTATTTCACGTCAATCATCATGGCAACTGATACCATAACAGTTGACACATTGCCTGAAACCCGCAGAAATGCTAGAGTTTTCCTCGCATAATGCACGGATGATACACATATATGCCCATAATGCAGGCATATGAGCCTATGCGCTGGCAGATGCGGGCATACACATGGGGGCGGGCATGAGCCACCGGGGGGTACCGTAGATA